ATGTTACAGAAGTTTTAGCAATGTGAACAAGAGAAAAAACAACAAGAAATGAAAAAAGACCTCAAATTTATATTTATAGTCATACTTACTTTTGCTTTCCCATTGGCGACTTCTACCCTACTCGATCTTAAATGGATCAACGACCACTGGATAAGAATTTTACTTATAATAATTCTTATGGCTTTTGAAATTGCAGTATGCATTTTTATACTAAAAGAAAACTAAAGAAATGAGAAAAATAAATTTAGATTTTGGGATGTAACATTAAAAAAAATGTGTTTTAGAAAACCACTAACCTATGATTTTTCAGTAAAAGATATCATCCCATTGCAATCAATTGGACGTGAAGATAAAAAAGGAATTGAAATATTTGAAGCTGATTACCTTGTCGATTACTATCCTATTGATGAAGAGGATTTAAGTTTAGGGTACAATGAAAGTCTTTTGCCTGTTGTTTGGTGCGAAGATACTTTAAGCTGGTGCATCGATGCTTCGTTTAAAAAAGATGGAAGTTTTTTAACCTCACTCGTTGAATATTTTGGTGAGCATTTGGAGGTCAAAGGCAATGTTTATGAAAATGAAACTAAAAAATATAATGGAAGATAAATTGAAACAACAGATTGAAGAATGGCAAACCAAGTGGCAACATTTACAAGGCTTAATTGACGATAAGATAAAAGCCGAAGATTACAACGGTGCTTTTAGGATGCAAACAGTTGCCACAACATTAAAAGGATGTATAAGAGATGCTTATGCCATTATTGAACCACAAGAGCAGTAGGCTTATTACCCACAACACCCGTATAAAAAACGTTTTAATGTTTTTTATACAACGTTAGCACAATTTTAAAAACTCCAACAAAGGAAACATTGTTGGAGTTTTTAATTAGATAGCTCCCGTATTTTTGAAGCAGATAAAAGAAATATGTCTGTTTTTCAAAATGCGTTAAGATCAGTAGTTAGCTCTCCAACATTGCTTCAGGGCTTTCCTAGTTTTGGTTACGGTAGCTTAACGCAATCTGCGAATAAAGTAAATGTAAGCAGCTCGTTAACGCTTTCCGCATTTTACAGTGGAATAGACATGATTGCCAATTCTATTGCCATACTTCCACATTCTGTCATTCAAAAACGGACGATACAGTTTCCTACCTTAAGGATCACCCGGTTCATAAATTACTTAATACTAGACCAAACTACCACCAGTCTGCTTTTGGCTTTAAACATCAAATAGCTGCAACGGTATTATTAAGAGGTAATTTCTTTGCTGGTATTGTGACCAATGAATCTGGTAACAAAACAGCCTTAAACTTTTGGGACTCAAATCTAGTAACGGTTATAGATCATGAAAATGAATTGTACTATGAGTACAAAGGTAAGATGTACAAATCTTATGAGGTGCTGCATATACCGGGCTTTTCATTTGATGGGAAGTTAGGTAAATCTGTTTTAGAATTTGCAGCAGATAATCTTGGTGTTACACTCAATGCACAAAAATTTGGCTCTAGCTCTCTAGAAGATCAAGGCCTTAGTTATGGGGTGATTGAAACCGATAAAGTTTTAAAAGCTCCTGCAAAAGATGCTATAGGTACAGCTTTTGAAAAAAGGCTTACGACTATGAATAAGCATAGAGCAGCAGTACTGGATGAAGGGATGCAATATAAAAGGATAGGTCTTAATCCTGAAGAATCAAAATTTATTGAAACCTACGCCAGTGGTACAGAAGATATTGCCAGGTGGTTACACATCCCAAATCACAAATTGAGAATAAAAGGTGAGGGCGGTTATAACTCTATGGTGCAGATGGAGCAAGACTATCTACAATCTGCTGTAAAACCTATTGCCCAAAAGATTAAGGAAGAATTTGGACTTTAAACTTTTTTACAAATTCTGAAAAAGAAAAGTCGATAGCAATAGATCAAAACTTTAAGATCTTACTGCAAGTCGATCCAAAAAGCAGAGCAGAATACTACAAGTCTATGGTATTCCTAAAAGCAATGACTCCCAACGAAATAAGAAAATTGGAAAGCATGAATCCTTATGATGATGGCGATCAGTTCCTACAAATGTCAAATCTTCTTAATGAAAGAACAAATGAAAAAACTATTAGCTGATGAAAGCAAAGGATAAAATACAAGTAAGAAATGCACAAGTGCGTGCAGATAGTATCAATGAAGCAGAAAGAACTGCTGACTTTGTGATTTCTAGCGAAGCAGTAGATACTTATAATACTGTTTTCAAAAGTGATGGATGGCTCCTTGATCGCTATCAAACAAATCCTATTGTGTGTTACAATCATAATCATAGGGATGCAGATAGTGTCATTGGTACTTCAGAAGTTTTTATTGAAAATGGTTTTGTGATAGGGCGTGTAAGATTTGAAGATGCAGAAAACAATCCTCTAGCAGAAAAGATTTTTAATAAGGTTAAGAATAGAATAATTCGTGGAGCTTCCATAAGTGCTGAAATCTTAGATGGCAGATATGGACTAGAAGATCTTAATGAAGATCCCGATGTTTTGTATTTCACACAGCAAAGACTACAAGAATGGTCCATCGTTGCTCTTAACTCCAATCCAGATGCATTGGCTAGAAATACAAATGACCTAAATGAGATTCGAAAAGAATTTACACCAGATACATCTGCAGACTCTGCCGAGGATGATACAGATGAAGAAAAAAGAACTTCAGAATTTGATGTTTTTGAAGCTCAATTATTAATCAATAAAAATAATACCCATGCTTAAAATTGCACAGTTACAACAAGAGAGAGCTTCAAAAACTAAAGCTCAAGAAGATCTGGTCAAGGCCAGAAAAGAAGGTGATGGAAAATTCACCGATGAACAAAGAACCCAATTTGCAACTCTCCAAACTGAAATCGAGGCACTAGATGCTGACATTGCAGAAGAGAGACAAATTGAAGACTTCGAAAAAAGAGCTGCAGCCCAAAAAGGTGAGCGCAAAAGTGGTGCTAAACCAAAAGGTGAAGAAGCTGAAAAGCGTGAAATCACGGAGCGTGCATCCATTACCAAAGCTTTTAGAAGTAAAGGCATTTTGGAAGGTGCAGAAAAAGAACTTAATGAAATTGGAATCGAGGCCAATAGAGCTGCAGGAGTAGAAACTCCAGATAATGCAAGATTTACCATCCCTATGTCTGCTTTACGGGCTCAATCTGTCACCGGTGATAGTGGTGAAAAGGGAGGTCAATTGGTTGTAGATCAAACTCCAAGAGTGCAAATGCCTTTTCAACCAGCAACTTTCTTGGAGTCTCTTGGAGCTACAAGATTAAGCGGTTTAACTGGAGGATCTATTCCCCTTCCTGTTGGACAAAAGTACACCATGCAATGGTTAGCAGAAAATGCTGCTATTACTCCACAAGATAAGAACTTTACTGGACCAGAACTTTCTCCAGAACGCTTGGGTGGCGCAGTAGATATTTCTAGAAGACTTATTCTACAGTCTAGTCCAGATGTAGAAAGCCTTGTAAGACAAATGATTTTAAGGGCTTATGAGACTTCTCTAAATGCTGCAGCAATCAACGGAGCTGGATCTGGCAACGAGCCAGAAGGAATTTTGAACAAGGCTGGAATAGTCCTTTCTTCTGTAACAACAGCGGAGACTGCAAAATGGGAGCATGTCACTGAGCTTATGGGATTAATTGATGCCGATGATGCAACAGAAGTATCTAGAGGTTATATAATGTCTCCGCAATTAAGAGCTGCTTACATGAGCACACAGAAAGATGCTGGATCTGGTCGTTTTGTAATGGACAGAAGAGATGAACTTAATGGATATAACGCAAGTGCGACTTCATTAATGCCAGTACTTAGCGGAAATCAAGTCTTAATTTACGGAGACTTTAGTAAATTGTTTATTGGAGAATGGGGCGCAGTGTCTTTACTGGAAGATCCTTATTCTGCTTCTTTGAGTAATGCCATTAGATTGGTAATTAACTCTCACGCAGGTGTAGAGATAGCTCAGGAAAATGCATTCTCTGCCAACAAATTTATCACTATATAATCATTTATTGTGTTGCTCTGGGTCTTATAGGCTCAGAGTAATATGATATTAAATACTTAAAAGTTATGTCTGAAGAAAATAAAAATGAAGATGTAAAAGTCGAGCAATCTACTGGTGAAGCTAAAAAAGCTGCAGATCAAGAAAAGTCTAAAGCTAAGAAAGCAAAATCTAAAAAGCCAGAAAAGCAAAAGGATGTAAAGGTGAAGATCCTTTGTCACAATGCAGCTGGAAAATACGGTCTTCCACAACATAAAGGGATGACTGTTATGTTAAAAGAAAAACAGGCTGACGAGTTAGTGAAAAATAAAGATGGCGAAATAGTTAAATAATCTATGAACACTTTCAGTCTTACATACGGTGCTCCAGAAGCAACAGAAAGTATAGTTACTCTTGCCCAGGCAAAAGCAAAATTCTAAAAATAGATTTTGATGATGAAGATGCATTGTTACAATTATTTATAGATT